CAATCGATGGGTCTGGGTAAGACGTAATGATCTTGACCTCACCACCAGGCTCTTGCATCAGCATCTCTAGCGTCTGGTCATCGAGGCCCGTGTACTCTTCAATCCGGACCTTCTCGTCATCTTCCCACCAGAATTTGGCTATTCCGCATTTGCGAACCAGTGCATCCTTAAAAATTGCATAGGCCGTTAAGAACCCAGAATTGTCGTTTTGGAAAATGTAATTACAGTAATCGGTGGCCTGTTGGGCCATCTTGGTGTCCTCGGGTCCTCTGGGCGCAAATTCCACCACATTCTCAGAACTAAAGAAAACGCGCATCAGGCTTGGCAGCATGGCCGAGACAGTGTCCCGCACTTCCATGGCCACCACCTTGCTGTTGCCTTCGACCTCATTGCCGAATAAATCACCGCGATAGTATTCAGTCCCCTTGGCGCGTGTGGGTGACAAGTCACTGTCCACATAGCTGATGGCATCGGTCAGGTCTTGGGTGATGATGGCTTGCAGTTCCATCTCATCCATTGGCTCGGTGGCTGCAATGTCGGTGGATAAGTTATCGGTGATGTTTTCAATCATGGCTTGACCTTTGTAAGAACCACATACATGGAGTCCACAGCCCTTGGCGTGCGGATAATTTCGTCTTGTGGCAATTCTAGTGCTTCTCCCACCTTTGAGAGACGCATTTCCAGTGTTGTCAACTCAAACCGATCTGGCCAGCCCAAGTACCAGTGCCAATCGGTGTAATACCGCCAAGAGTTCTCATTGAATGCCCTGACATGGGTCGGGTCCTGCCAAGCGCCAAGGCTCAAGTCATATGGCACATGAATCCGCATCTGGCCGCCAACCCTTAAAAGCTCTTTGCAGTTGGTCATGGCATCGACCAGATTGGGGATGTGTTCCAGCACATCATTGGCCACAATGGCCTCAAACATACCTGGCACGATCTCCAGCTGCCCAAACCTAGTCTTTAGCGTGTCGCCCCACTTCACTTTGCTGATATCGACCAGCCAGTCAGGATTCTTGCTGGCTTGAATATCTGCATTCAGATACTCAGCATTCCAGTCTTTGCCGGACCCTAGATTAAGAATCAAACCAGGCACTCGCATATTCTGGCCTGTTTTCTCTGAGCCATGGCAGCGCATGGTCATGCAGTTTTTGCGCGTCAAAGCCAATGGTGTTTGAGCCAATGTGGTGAACGTAACTTGCGCTCACATAGTGGCCATAGCCTTTTCTCACCAAGTCCATACAATGCACATCATCACTGTACCAATTCAGAGGGGGAAACTTTGCCTCTTCAAATGCATCACTTGATATCCATGCAAAGATTGGGCTGACCTCTTGGGCCAGTTTGATGTGTGACTCAGACGGGAATTTGTAGAAGTTGAGCTTCTCCGGCTGCTCAGTGATCCGGACATTCTGACAAGGTCGGGCCGCGTCACACCTTGCCGCCACCCACCCAGCTTTGTAGCTGTTCATGGTCCTGACAATGGCCACATCCTCCATCAGCACCTTCACACTGGTGGGTGTCAGCACAATATCGTCATTGGCCACAATGCATGATGACCAGTCCTTGAGCGCCATCTCAATGATCTCGTTATAGTCCTCGCCAAAGCTCCTTGGCTGGCCATAGATTTTGTAATCGGTATCAAAGCGCTCAATCACCGCCTGTGGGCCGCGCAGATAGACCGGACACTCTGGCGCGTATTGCTTGATGGACTCTAGCAACACAGCCAACCCGTGGCCCTTGACAGTGGCAATGACAATTGGACAGATCATTTTTTTGCTTTGTTCCTGGCACTGATTGCAGCGGCCTTTGCCTTGGCATCGGCCTTAGAGCTTGCACCCCATGCCTTCAGTGACAGCAGCAGTCTGGTCGGCTCACCGCCCTTCATCTCAGGCCCAGGCATATTGCCCATGCGTGCCAAGAAGCTGGCTCGCCTTGGGTTGTCGCCTGCTTTGACTGGCGCTTTCAAATCCATGCCCTGTGCCTTCGCACTGGCACGGCCCTTGGCGTTTAACCCGCCAGACGGGCTTTTACCCTCCTTACGCTGCCAAGCCGGTGTCTTCATTTTTTCTTGACTGGCTTTGCAGTCTTGGCCGCTGCTTTAAAGTCAGCAGCGCTTGGCGCGCCTTTAGCCCCAGGCTTGCGCATCTTTTCACCAGAGCCGGACTTGATACGCTCTCTCTTGGCTGCAATATTGGAATACAAACCTTGTTTCATTCCTCTTCTCCCTCTTCGTAGTCTTCGCCCTCTTCCATGTCTTCACCCTCTTGCTCACCCGTATTGGGGCCACCCACCACCCATGCATTGCACGTTCTGGAGGCTGCGCACTTGAAGTCAAAGATTTCGCAGTAGCCAAGGTCAGCCAACTTGATCGTTCCCCATGGGTCTGCTTCCATGCCAATGCCTTGCGCAATGCACTTCTTGATGTTGTCAGACACGTTGAATGCCGAGCAGTTGCCGCACAGGCTTTTCTTGGCATCCACAATGCTGATGTCCCACTGGTCTGACTTCTTACGCCAAAAAGCCTCGTTTGGCAGTTTGGGATTCTCAGGACCATAGGCCGCGCTGGTGATTGCCTTTGCGCGGTTTTTTAGGTTGAGGGTAATGTCTTGCGTAGGCATGGGGCAGTTTTCGCCTGCACTCATGTCTTCGCCCTCTTCCATGTCTCTGTCCATGACCTGATCCATGGTGCGTTTTAAAGTAGCCATTATTTTTTCGCCTTGTTTTTTGCTGTGCGCTGACCGCGCATGGGCATCTTTGCCTCAGACATGGCAATGGCCACCGCCTGTTTGGGGTTGGTCACAACCTTGCCAGTGCCACCGCTGTGGAGCTTGCCGGCCTTGTACTCACCCATCACCTTGCCGACCTTCTTTTGCGCTTTACTCATTGCCTTCATAGGTTTCCCCCATTGGTTTGTCAATACCCGAATTATGCAACCCGCGACAAGTTTCTGCGCAGGGGCTGAGACCACTTATTGCTTCCACCAGACCCGTACATTCCCGCCATTGCATCAGACGCAAATGTCAGGACAAAGGCATCGGCCTTGTCTGGGCTTGGTAACCCCCGTCTCTTGATCTCGTCTTTCCCCTCAATGGCGATCTTGCCATTTGAAGTGAATGAGTACCGCACTGTGGCCAACTCAGCAATCAAAACATCATCCTTTGGCATCTTGCAGTCTCTGGCCTCAAGCCACGCCCTTGCCTTGTACCAAAGCTCTGCCTTCAGATTTCTGTACGTTCCACCCATGGCTGGGGACTCGGACACATTGATCCCTCTGGCCGGCAGGCCCAGCTCTCTGAGCCGGTCCACCACCCCAGCTCCTAATCCGATACTGTCCACCAATATCTCTTTGGGCTGCTGGCTTGGTGGCAACGCCTGGTACTCGGCCACCACCGCGCCAGTCAGTTGCATCAAATCTAAATTTTTCCAAGTCCGTATCGCCTCAGTCACGGCATTCCCTTGGCGCTTGCACAGGGCTGACCTGTCCGATCCAAACCGCGCCACATCCAAGCCCCAAATCATGGGCGCATAGTCACTTGGCGCCACATCCCGATTCAAGGCGCTTTCTAGTAGGTCCATGGCAATGACAGTGTCGTCATCGCCCTTGGGAAACTCACCCACCACCCTGATGCGGTAGACGTTACTCTCCTCGCCATAGCGCATGGCCATCTCATCGATGTACTCTTTGGACACCCTTGGGCTGTCCATGCAGCTCACTTGAAAAGTGGTCCACTCATCAGCCAGGCGCGTATGGGTGTCGTAGAAAAACCCACTACTCCTCACCGGATTGCCCAATAACAGCGTCACAGCGTTATGCCCCGACATCGATCCAGCCGCGGCCTCGAACACTTGCTCTGGCACACCAGAAGCCTCATCGGCCACCAGCATCACATTCTCACTGTGAATTCCCTGCAAAGCCTCCGGCTGCTCTGCCCTAGAAGTCCTTGCCGAGATAAACATCTCAGTCGGTGCAGCATTGAATTCAATCCTCTCTTGCTTGACTGTCAGCAGCTGCTGCAAGGGCAGAGGCATCGAGTTGATCCACCTCTTCAGCTCCGCAAACATCGCGTCATAAAGCTGAGAGCTTGTCGGTGCAGTCACCACCACCTTGACCGGACTCCTGGTCATAAAGTACCAGAGCATGGCCCAGCTGCTGGCCGTACTCTTTCCCACCCCGTGGCCACTTCTGACAGATATCTTCCTATCACCCCGTGCAATAGCCTTCAAAAACTTAATCTGCCACACATCAGGGTCAACACCCAGCACCTCTTGCACAAACAAGACAGGGTCAGGCTGATACCGGTCCACCCACTGAGCAAAGACATTTTCTTTCATGGGTGGATGGTCTCATACATGGACCATGCCTTGGGACTCATCGCCCACTTGTGCGCTTGAAGTTCATCAGTCCTGACCAGTATCAGCAAATGCATCGTCATCGCCAGGTCAAACCTCTCCTCTTCAATCGCCTCCATCATCCGAATCTTTAGGTCCAGCAACATCACAGACAAATGCAGCGCAGTCAACAAATCATTCATTTGGCCATCCCCACTTGTTTCAAGTTCTGACTGGTCACCCTATTGGTCCAGCAAGATGCACACAACCACCTCGTTGCGCTCATCTCAACCCCACCCTCTGGCGGCTTCATCACAGCGCATTTATTACACAACTGTAATTTGTGGCCATGGCAGTTGCCATTGAGCCGGATGTGATTGTTTACAAAATTACTTTTCATACTCTTGCTGGACAAGTTCTGCCCTGGTTGCAGTTCTGGTGGCATGGTGGACACTTCCTGTCAATGAAATCATATTCACTCACCCATGTCCTCAAAACCAGCCCACAGGCCGGACCAGTTGGCTGCTCTTTCTTTCTGGAAAAATACTTCCATATTGCCCAAGCAATAATAAGTATATTTAAGGCAATGATTAAATAGATAATAATAATCACTGTATTCTCTTGATTTCATTATTAGGGTGAATTAACCACTTATCACCTAATATTCTTAATGCCTTTATATATTGCAATTGATTATGTCTGTTAGTGCTTCTCGGCACATAATCGACATTGAATAACTGGCGTACCTTGGTTAATATCGTGATATTCATATTATCCCCACTATTTGGTTTATATCGACCCATGCGTGCCAGACAATTGTGCCATCCAAACTCATTAGCTTGCAAAACACTTTCTTGTCTTGAGCCTCATCAGTGTCTAAAACAATCCACTCCTGGTCTTTGATGGTGACTGTCGCTTGCTTCGTTTTCATAGGTTACTCCGTTGTTTGTGGAGTTGACATTTTTGCACAATTTGACTTAGTTGTTACTTTTTTAAAAAATTTTTTTTGTAGGTGTTTAGTGCCGCCACAGTCGCCCCCGCCAAGCCGGCCAAGGGGGGGTCACGGCCACCGACCGCCAGCCGGCCACCGCTGGGTTATCCACGGATTTTGGCCAACCTTATCCACAGATTCCTGTGCATAAGTAGGCTTGTAATACTTTAATGCACTTAATTCTGTGGATATC